CATTTTGAAAGTAAACAGGTCGTAAATAACTTTGATTAAATGGTTCATATTCGCTACCATCACCACGATTATCCATTCCAGCTGCATAATAAGAACAAGCAGTAATAAGATTTAATCCTGTTGGGAATCCTATTTCAGCCAAACAACTATATAAAAAGTAAAGTACTGTTTGTGGGCTTAATTTAGTATTACCAACCACATTTGTTTCAACATAAGTAAATGGAATATAATCTAACATTCCAAGTCCATCAATAGCATTAAAAGCTAATTCTTTTCTACCTGTGGTAAATGAATATTGTACTAAATCACTTAAAACCCAACCTTGCCAATAAATAACACCATCTATAAATAACTTAACTAAATATTTTCTATCGTTTAATGTTGTAAAGTCAGGCATATTATCATCATCATCGGTAACATCAATACTAACATTTAACTGACTTGCATAAATAGGTTCGTAAATATCATCACTTCTTGGAATGTATTGTAACTGAATTGCAGTTGCAGGATATTCAATTACTTCCGCAACTGTGTCATCAATATACATTTCAACAACCGCAATCTTATCGTTTTTGGTTGCAGCAGTTATTTGGTATTTTAAGTTATATGCCACCTCTCCTTAAATTTAATGATGAATTAGACCTTTGTAATGCTAAAACCAAATCATTGCCTCTTAATACAAATGAACCATTACCACTCATTCCACCGCCTGAATTTGCACCACTTGTAAATGCACTACTTAATATGCTATCTAATTTAGACAAAGGCATAACTGCTTCGCTTTCGCCACCTTCACCTACCATTGCAAATGTTGGTTTGCTCACAATTCCACCTTCAGCCATTGGAGTAAATCCTAATAACTTACCTAATCCACCTAATAAACCACCTGTTAAGTCCGTTGTGCTTCCAGTTGCACCGCCCATTCCTAATGCACTCATAATAGCCTTAAATAATAACGCTTTTACAACCATTTGAGCAAGTTGTAAAGTTAAATCCTTAAATACATTTAAAACTGATTCTCCAATATTTTCACCATTTGCAAGTGATTGAAATATATTGCCAACACCATCTGCAATAAATTGTGCAGTTGTAGCAGCCTCATTTAATAAATAATTAAATTTAGCTTGTTCACTTGCAGCCTCCGAAATTGCAGCAGCTTCAATAATAGCTTGAGATGGACCACGACCTAAAAGTCCTTGTGGTGCTGGTGGTGCAACAGGTGAAACAGGTTTATCAGTTGGTAAAAATGTTCCAACTTGTTCGGCAGTTAATTTAGTAAACGCTTTATAGTTTTTAGTTACTTCTATAATAGTTTTATCTAATTCTTTTGCACTTTTATCCATTACATAGTATGGATTATTCAAAGCATTTTGTATTGTTGTTGTTACTGATGTATTTAAATCATCAATATCATTTTTTAATACTTGTGCTGCTGCTCCTGCTGCTATGTACGCATCTTTATCTCTATTGGTTACGGCTGCAACTGTTACTGAAGCATCTACATAACCATTAATCATATTTTTAGACCTCTCTACACTTGCAACATATTCTTGACCAGCTTTTGTTGCTAATTTTGTAGCATCGGTTAATTTTATATTCTTATCCGCAATTTCATCTATATATCTTGAAGTAATTGCTTGTGCAACTAAAGCCTCTGTATATAATTTGACTGCGTTTTTAGCATCATCCGTTGTTTTAATACTAGTTGTATAAGCAGCATTTACTTTACCTAATTCATTCTTAACTGCATCTAATGCTTCCTTTCTCCTAGCATCCGTATTGTTTGCGTTTTCAGCAACATTAATATAAGCAAGTAATTTAATACCATTTTCACTTGCAGATGCTTGTGCTTTATCTAAACTTTCTTTTAATTTGTCTTGTGCTTTACTTGCTTCGGTTGTTCCATTAATAAAACTTGCTATTTTCGGACCAAATGCGACTATCAAAGATGAAACCACACCCAATGCTAAACCAATACCTGCTGGACCCATTAAGCCCTTCGCCATCTCTTTTAAAGCACTACCTGCTGAACCGCTTGTTTCTTTTAATCTTTGGAACGATTCTAATAATGGGTTTAAGTTATTGGCAATACCAATAAATCCGTATGGAGCATCTTGAGCAACCCTTGAAACATTGACCAAAGCCTGTGTCGCTTGATTACTTGCAGGAGCAACTCTTTTAAAAGCAGCACCCAGTTGGGTTGTGGCAGTAACAGTTTCCTGTATATTTTGAACCGCTTGTTTATTGTCAGCGGTTATCGTAATTTTTAATGTTTCTTGTGCCATTTTATTATTTTACTCCGTACAACTTTAATGTCCTTGCTAGTTGCTCCTGCGTTAGTTTAGGCTTTTCTTCTTCTACTTCATCACTAGGCAAAGGGAAAAAGGACTTTATACTTTTCGGATTTTTATCCGTTGAATTTGACCTATAAATCATATAAGCTAAAGTTCTTGTCCTTTCCCATTCCTTTATCTGCTGATTCTCATAAGCCTTTTTATATAATAAAAATTCTCGCCAAGTAAGTTGCCAAAACTCATTAATTGTCAAGCCAACTTCTATTGCGAGAATAATTATTGAATCCCAGCTATATATTCCTATTTTTTTTTTCCTTTCTCTTTGGTTACTTCGGCATTTTCTTTTGTTTCAGGAATCATTGAAGTCTGCATAAATTTAATAAAATCTATTAGCTGACCATCTTTTGCAGATAACCCACCAACCTCATCAATCCAATCGCAAACGATAACATCGTTAAATTCAATTGGTTGATTTAATGTCTTACATCCGCTTTCGGCAGATGCTTGGATTATATGCACAATTGTTCCTAATTCAAAAGCCCCACTTGATAAAATATTGATTAAGTCCAAAAGAGATTTATTCTCTAATTCGCAAAATCTTTTCATCGCCCAAGTACCCCATTTTAAAGGGATTGTTTTGTTGTTGTTCAGTCTTAATTCAAACATAGTTTAGTTGTTGTTTTACGCTTGTTCAGTTTGTGCAATTGGTGGAACACATACTACAAAAGTTGCAGTAAATTTAACATCATCACCATCATCTGCTTGTACTCCAAAATCGCTAATAAATACAGTGCTTGTAGAAAGTCCACCATAATATACATCACCTGAAGTTGGAGTTGCTTTACCCATTTTAATAGTAAAAATAGTTTTAGCAGCGTGAGCAGCATACAATTGTTGGTAAGAATCCTTACTTGGACTTCCTGTTTCATCAATTGCGAATCCTTCACACTCAAAAGATTGTGAAAATACAGGACTTGGTGTGTATTCATTACCACACTTTGAAGTTGCATCAATCGTGTCGTTAGTTGATGTCAATGAGTTTGTCGTTAAACAAGCCACAGGTTTAAAAGTTGTACCTCCAGCTAAATCTGCTAAAAGGAGATAATCCCTTGCTGATACTTTAGTTTCTGCCATTTTATTTTAATTTTGAGTTATTATTAAATTGTAAGTTATTATTGTTCTAAATACGTTATCCAAAGGGTTTAAACCATCTAAATTTCTAATTGCACCCACTACCAAACTTGAAGCATAAAACCCATTTGCTAGGGTTATATTCGTGTCGGAATTGATTGCATTTAGTATTAAATCGCTTATTGTTTCGGCTCTTTTATATCCAAAGTTACTATTTTTTATGACAATGTCAACATCAATGGTAACGGCATTCGTATAACTGATTTTTCCTTGTTCCTGTGCGGATGTTCTGCCTGTCATAATTATATATTCATCAGTTGCAGAATCAGGGGCAATCCCATCATAAACAGGCAATGCACTTGAACTTGTCAAGTTGGTATAAAACCATTTCTTTATTTCTATATTAGGATTAAGCATTTAATAATTTATTTAGTCTTTGTATAAGTTTAGGTTTTTCCATTTCGTAAGCTGGAACTAAAAATGGTTGTGGTCGCATACCTTTTCTTAATATGCTTAAAGCTATTACATAAGCCAAACCTTTATCATTTTTACCATTACCAACTCCTTTACGCTTTACCCACAAAGTTAATGCTTCAACCATATCCTTAAACTTGCCTCCGCTTTTACCTTTAAATTGTTGGGCATAAGATTTGAAATCAGCAGGTACACTTATTTGTGGTCCTGTGCCAAATTCAACATAAGCAGAATACGAAGCGTTAGCAGCAACCGAATAAGTCAACTCACCATCTTTTGTAAGTGCTATTGAGTTCCTTAATTGACCAAAGTTTACAGGTGCTAATCTTTTAGCCTGATTCTCTATTTTTAATGCAGATGCGTTTATTTCATCACTTACATCAACTTTTAATGCAGTAGATAATTTATTTAACTTGCCTTCAAGTTCTTTCATTCCACTTAAACTTACTGCAAATGCCATTATGCGTACATTAATATTTCGTAAAATCTAAACTGATTCTCTACATCCTTAATTGAATGAATTGTGTACATTTCCCCTTCTGCCTCTATTTTGTACATATTGTTAATCGTTACATCGTACCTGATAAATAGTTTAGCAGAACGAGTAAAACTTAATTGTGCTTCTAATAATGCTCTATTCTCATCCATAGGTCTAAAATCCCCAAATACGACCTCTTGTAAGGCATATGTAGTTGTGTACCCACCTTGCCCATCAGCGGTGATTGTAGGCACATATAAGCCTATTTCCGAGTACATTGTGTTGGCATCAACATAGTTTGCCTTTTTGCTTCCTATCCTCATAATATTGGGCTTAATCTTGTCCAACGTTGACACGCTCTCCAAGTTTTTTCACAAATACCTGTATTTGAATCTAATCCTCTATTCTCGTAATCGTAACTCACTTGGTCTAATATAGCAATCTTTAAATCACTAGGAATGGTTGTATATCCACAAGTGTAAGTAAACTTTAAGTTTTGATATGATGGTCTTATAAGTTTAGGAAATTTACCACCAATTAATGTATAATCACCAACGGCTATTGTATCACCTTGCTCGTTTATTAAACTTGTTATTGAGTTAACAGGACCATATGGTAATTCAAACGCACTATTCCAATTGGTAAACCATACAACGGCAGTTTTAGGAATAAGACTCAATCCTGTACCCACTTCAACCGCTTCCCTTGCTTGTTTAATCATTAAGGTAATTTGGTTATCATCAACCGAAGTTGTTACCCTACAATACAATTTTGCCTCTGCTAATGTAACAGGTTCAACAACAGGAGCAGTTTCCGTTAAAGTAAAATCTATGATAAAATTAGAATATGCCATACATCTTTTTTACAAATTTACAATAAATATAATAAAAAACCCCACCGATTAAGATGGGGTCTTTTTTATCTAACCTTTAAAACTAGATGTTTCCTAAATCAGCATAAATTGCTGAAGTTGGTTGCATTAAGTTGATGTCCTCATAACACTCAATTCTTGCAGTTACCATATTTTGTTGGAAGTTAGAAGCATTCTCATAAGAGAATTCAATAGCTAATCCTTCAACTTCAATACGCTCGCAGAAGTTACTATCCATAATTAAAACCTTGTCATCAGTAACCCAAGATGCAGCAATAATAGGAGTTCCCCATATTGTCATACCACCATTAGGTGAAACGATAACTGAACCATTACCTGCGTAGTAACCAGCAGTAATTGTTTCTTTCAATAAGCGACCTAATTGACTAGGGCTTACTAAAGCAACTGAAGATACAAAGTTTGCACTCTTTTGGTTGCCGATGTAATCAACTAATTGCTTTAAATCAACAGTTTCAGCAGTTGTTGTAGAACCAGTTGCAGCAGCAGATACAGTTGCAAAGAAAGCAGCGTTTTCTGCTTTAAAGAAATCTCTTGTCAACATTCTTGGTAAAGTTGTGCTTAAGAAAGGCAAACTTCTAGCCATTTGTTTTGAGAATGTAGAGAAACCTGCGATGTAATCATTAACCACTTTAACCTCGCTTAATGCGTAGTTGTTCTCACCTTTGTTTGAACCTTCAGTTTGAGCAGCAATGTTGTTAGTTGTTGCAGTCTCTTTGTAGAATACATACAAACCACTTTCGCTACGTACTGTTGGAACTAAATCACGGAAATTGATTGCTTGACTTGGTAAAACTGATGCGTTAGGAGCATAAGATGCTTGAGCATCACCTGTTAAAGCAGTACCTAAAGTCATAGACTTTACATCACGTAAATCTAAACGGAATTTACCATTTGATTTCATAGATTTTTCCATTTCATCCAATTTGCCATCTAATTTCTCAATGATAGCCTCATCTAAAAACTTTACTTGTTTAGATGCGTTTTTCTTTTGTGCAGCAGCTTGAGCATCAAATTGTTTTTGTGCTTCATCTTTTACTACACGGATTTCAGCGTTTGTTGCTTCCAACTTCGCTTCAATACTAGCTTGAAAACCTTTAAGGTTATCAGCCATTTCGTTAATTACGTTTTCCATTTTTACTTTTTTAGTATTTTATTAAATTCTTTAATTGCCTTCAAGATTTCCGCATCATTGTTTTTGACTTCCTCAATTATCGGCTGGGGTGCTTCTGCGACCGCAGTGATTTCTTTAACGATTTCAATCTCCAATAAATCTGCTTGAATCCTTTTTATTTCAATCTCCATCAACGCAAAGGTTTCATCGGTAAATTTACCGCCTTTAAACGCTTTCAAGAGTTTCTCTAGCCTGTTTGCTAATTGTTCTTTCTTTACTTCACTCTTTACTGAAATGGTTGGTGTTTCAGGGTTTGCTGCCCATAATACCGCACTACCTTCATAAAGTTTAAGTTCAGTTATTGTTCTTACTCCATCCTTTGCAACGCTTGAATTTATTGTAGTAAATCCAATTGAATGCTGATTGATTAAACCTGCATCGTACATCTTCATTACATCTTCGCCTGTTTCGGTCATTACTATTGGAGTAATTGCAATAAGCATATCACCTTCTACATATAATTGTTCAGGCTTACCGATAACTGCTTCCATTTCAGCACAATGGTCAACTAAAGACCATATCAAGTTTTTACCTGCTGGACCTCTTTCTTTTAGAGTTTTAGTAAATGCTTCAGGAACGATAATATCGTTATCTAAATCTACATTGCCAGTTCTTGCCCATACGGCTTTTACTCTGCGTTGCTCGGTGTCAACATCCATTACCTCGTAGCCGATGTCTTGTTTTTCAACAATTAAATCTTTTGATGCGTAAGTTTTCATATTTACAAAGTTATATTTTTTTTTATTATTCAAACAAGTCTGCAATCAATCTACCAATTTGCATTCCTACTGCATTAGTTAATATGCCCCAAATCATCCCTACATTCCCTTTTGGTGGGTTATTTTCTAGCTTTAATAGTTTGCCATTTTTATCCCTTTGTGCCTCATATCCTAAAGTACAACGGCAATTGCAAACATCCCCAGCACTTCCACTTGAATCGCAAGGATGTAGCATTAAATCAAATCCACCCTTTTTGTTTTGCAGTTTGAATGTTTCATCTATTGGTAATTTTTTACCATCCATATTATAATGGTCAAATTGGTCTCGTGGAATCCTTCTTGTCCTATTGTCTTTTGCTGCAATCCATTCTTTGACAGTTACTAATCCTGTACTCGTTGCACCAACCATTGAACCGATATTTGCTGCCCTTCCTGTTTCCGTTCTTGCTATAAGTTCCGCTCTATAATCAGTAATTCCTGCACCCCTCAATAAAACAATTGTTTCAGGTAGTGTTAGATTTTTTTCTGCTGATTGAACTAGGTATCTTCTTATTTGGTCTTTGGTAGTTTGAGTAATATCGGCAGCCAATTGGTCAAGTCCTTGCGTTTGCAAATATTGAAGGATAGTATAACTAAACAAATCCGTTTCAGCTGATTTAACTTCCAATGCCTCATAATGCCCCTTTACTGACCTTTTAACGACCTTACTACTGATTTGAGCCATCTTTACACCCATAGCCAAATGGAGCTTTTGTATGGTCTTTTTAATGGCTTTGTCGCTAATTGCGTTGTAGTTTAGTGTACGGCAATAGGTATTCACTTGATTTTGCAGTTCTTTCTTGAACTTCGGTGAATATTGTTTTAATGCGTTGGCATATAATTTTCTATAATCTTGCCAAATCATTTTATGGGTTTTGGTCAGGAATAGTCAAAGGTTGAAATTGGTCAATAGTTTGCAATCCTGTTGGGATATAAAGTTTCTCTAATTCTTCGGTAGGGATATAATCAGGCACTTTGATATTCATTATTTCCAACTTTTGTTTAGGACTAATCCACCACGCTTTATCAAGCCATTCAGTTTGTTCAACTTTGTTTGCTTCTAATTCTCCAAATACTGAAATGTCGTAATCAACATAAAGATTTGTTCCTTTATAACCCCAATCGGAATGTAATTTTCTATTAAGATTATCAGTCAAAGAGTTAAGTAATGGGATGGCACAACGAAGTGTTAATGCCTTTTCCCCTTCTTTTTGATTGTTATAGGTCTTTGAATCGCTATCGTTTAAAAGTTGACTAGGTACTCCGTAAATGTTACAAAGTGCTTTTAAATCCCATTTTTCAGATTCAATGATATTAAGTTCCACAGGTGAAAGTCCGATTTGTTTCCAATCTACTTTATAACCTGATACCGCAATTGAATTGTAGTTTAAACTTCCACCTTTTTCGCTTACTGCCTTTTTAAGTGCTTGTGCTTGTTGTTGTCCACTTGTTGGGTCAAAGCGGTCATCATTCATAAATAAAACTCCAGCAGGTCCACCATTTTGGAATGATGCAACGGAAGCAGTTTTAGCTTCGTTTGAACGAGTTAAGTTTTTAGCAGCAGCCATCAATGGACTTTGCCCATAAAGTTGATTTCCTGTTACATTCCATTGTGGATTGAAATACTTATCGTGTAAGATTTCTTTTGTATCAAATGCCCACATCACACCATAGTAAAGTTGATACCCTACTCTTGTAGGTGGGAATACATTAATATCAGCTATGATTGCCATATACTGACTAGGAAGTGCAAACAATTCATAAGGTTTCCCTTGATTGTTTCCAGCTTCAATCATTTTTGCGTAAATGAATGTATTTCCTGTAATTAGTTTAAATCCACACCATTGTTCAACAAAATCACTCCAAGTATCTTCAACATTTGGGTATTTAAGTAATTCATTTAAGCGTTGGTCTCCTGTATAAAGTTCGTATGCCTTTTTATGTAATGATTCAAGTTCTTTTAAGCTAATGTCTTTTTGTGCGGACATTGCTTTGTATTTCTTTGCTGCTCTTTCATCTACAACTCTATAAACGTTAAATGGTGCTAATTTAGCTTTATCCGTGATTAACTTAACTATTGAATAAACAATATCATTTGCTACGTATCCATCATCAACAAAACTTTTAGCATCTCCGCCCTGCCAAGTAACAATACCTTTTTCAATTGCTATTTGCGAACTTAAAGGAATTGTTGGAAATAGTGTGTTAATCTTCTTTTTAGTGAAGATGTCAAATAAACCCATATTATTAGAATTTAAACAAAGTTAAAGAAATTATACTAAAATACACTTACTTCAAATTTTAGTTTGGTCAAGTGAGTGAATACTGCATATCGTGAAGCATCTAATGCGTCATCATTTGCTTTGACTGGTTCTTCAATTACATTATCGTTTTTATCCTTTTTCCATTTGTAAGACATAAACTCCCTGCGTAAGTTTTGGCTATGAAAGTGAATATTAATTGGATAAGATTTCATCTTTACAATTCCTGCCCATACATCTTTTTGAGCAGGTTTAATATTAAATCCTTGTCGGTATAGTTCTTCTATTGATTTGGGTTCGGCTGCATCTGCGTATATGGTTGCTCTTTCAGGTACTTTCTCCTTTATTAATCTTGTAAGGTCGGATAAAGTTAATCCGCTTTGATAAATGATTTCCTCAAAGTAGTTTTCTCCTTCGTGATGGGTAACCTTTATAAGTGCAGCTGGATGCACATAACCAAAGTCAAGCCCATAGAATACATCTCCTTCGGGTGCGGTGTCGTAAAGTTTCCATTGGGTGTAGATTAATTCTTTTGCTGCACCTCTTTGCCCTAATCCGTAAACCTTCCACATAAAGTCATCAGGTAGGTTCTTATATTGCTCAATGTTTTTTATTTGTGATTCGGATAGGTTTGGGATGTTGTTTAGGTAGGTAGAATGGATGCGTTTGTTTTCAGGGTTGTCGGCTATTTCATAAACCCAATTAACAAAGTCAGCAGGATTCCAATCTAGGAACACCTTGCCTGTTGTACGCATTAGTAATTGGTCGTATAAAGTTCTTTTGATTAAGTTGGCTTCGTTGATAAATAGAACATCCCTTGCTGGTCCTCTAGCCTTGCCTTCATCTTCTAATCCGAATAGTTCAATGTAAGACCCATTTGGGTAAGTGTATATAAAATCGGAAAAGCTAAAGTCATTGTCTTGCCATAAACCCCAATTCTCCATTATTGATTTAAAGTCTCGGTAAACACCACGCTTGATATGTGGAAGGGAATGCGATACAATTGAAATCCTAGTCTTTGGATTATTGTAGGCTATCTCAATTAGTAACTGAACAATGGAATAAGACTTTGAACTCCTTGTGCCACCTTCATTGCAAATGACAGGATAGCTGCCTTCGTACGCTCTTTTATTGGCAAAGAATACTGGTGTTGCATTAATCTTCAATTGGTTTGCATCGGTCATCTTGTTGTATTACTATTTGAACGCTACCTTGAATGTTTGCGTTTATATCGGTTGTTTGTTTTGCTCTGCCTTCTAATCTATCAAGTATTTCCTGATAAGCCCTTAAGTCGGATTTCATTGCCTTTGCAATTATCTTCATATCTAGTTGTTCAGCTATTGTAAACTCCTCATCTTCGCCTGTAACGGGGTTACGCACTTTGGTAACTAATTGAAGTAAACGCAATAATCTTGTTTTGCTATGTTCTACTCCTTTAGGTTTCCCTGCTGGATTTCCTGATACCCCCTTTGGGAATGGTGTTAAGTTTTGTTCATTTGCCATTTCTCACTGAATTTTCATTGAATCACAAAGTTACTCCGTTCTTTTTGATTATCAATGATGGGTCAAGTTTCTTCATTCTATCAACAATAACTTGGCAGTACTTTGGGTCAAGTTCCATTATATAACCAACCCTTTTAAGTTGATGAACACCTGCTAAAGTAGAACCGCTACCACCAAATAAGTCAAGTATATTTTTTGCGTTTTTATGGTTACCTAATGCACGAGCAGATAATTCAATTGGTTTTTGTGTTGGATGCATATACTTGCTATCCTTTTTAATTTCCCATAAATCGCTTTCGTTATTTATTCCTTCATCTAACTTACCTTCAAAAAAGCAAAATTCGTGTTGATGCCTATATCCTCTTCCTAAACCAAATACATTTTTAGCCCATACAATACAAGCATTTAATTCAAAGTGTTTTTGTAGTGTACCATAAAACTTCCAATTGCACCATATATACTTTAATGGTATTTGTAGTGTATGAACAGTTTGAGCAAATTCTTCTATAAATTTATCAAAGTCTTCCGTTTTTAAGTCATCATTTTCAATTACATCAAACTTACCACTTCTACCATTAAAACCTACATTGTAAGGTGGGTCTGTAAATAACATATCAGCCTTTTGTCCGTTCATTAGCTTTGCCACTTGGTCGCTATCCGTACTATCCCCACAAAGCAATCTATGTTCGCCTATCTCAAATAAATCCCCTAATACAATATCCGTTTCAGTTCCGCCATCAGGTACTGCAAAGTCATCTTCTTCGGCTTCTAAATTGTTTACATCAAAGTTTGGTATGTCTAAACCCCATTCAGTAAGTTCTTCTACGTTCCAAGAATTTGCCAATTCATCCCAATCCCACTCCCCATATCCTACATTGTCCTTTACAATAAATTCCTTCTTTTGTTCTTCGGTTAAATCTTTCGCTTGTTTTATAGGCACATCTTTAAGCCCAGCTTCAATACAAGCCTTTAATCTCATATTGCCACCTAATACCATATTGTTTTCATCAATTACAATTGGTCTTAATTCAAGCATTTGGGGGAAATCTTGGATTGACTTTACAAGTTGTTTAAACTTAATATCCTTTATAATTCTAGGATTGTTTGGGTTTGGTTTGATTTCGTTTATTAACATTATCGGTTTTTAGTTGGTGTTCTTATAGATGCAGTTTGTGGTATTTCTTTACTTTTTAAGTTATTTAAGTCCAATTCTTTACTGCATTTATTACATTTCAAAGTGTAGGTTTTAACTTCACTATGCCAAATGTACCTTTCGTTTAAAGTTCCACACTTGCAGGTATATTCTTTCTTTGAGAATGTGTCTTTCATATTAGTTACCTTGTCCACGACTTGGCTTTGGTTTTGGTGTATGTTTATTGTAAGATTTCTTTGCTCTACCTTTTTTACGAGTTCCAAATTGGACTTTACCTGATGGGTTTAATTTCGCCATTATTTGTATTTTTCTATTATTTCATTAAGTTCGGTTCTACTCCAACGTTTAATCAACCTATGTTGGCTTTCTAGGTGTAAAACCATTCTTTCGCCTATTTTATCAATTAGGTTTCTGCGATATCCTATCAGGTGAAATTGGTCAAAGCCATTGCAGGATTTACATTCTCCGTTTACGTTGTATTCATCAAACCTTAATGCTGAACTTCCCTTAACAGGAACGTAGTGTCCAGCATCCATACTTTCATAATCTTTAACCTGACCGCAACTAATACAAGTAAAATAGCCATCTTGACTATCTCTAGTCCTTATGTAGCGGTTAAATATTTGTTGTGCCTTTGCGGTTAATCTTGGAATTGATTGTAAAGCCATAATGCAAAATTAGGGTTTTATAGTACGAAAAACAACTATTCGGTCATTATGGGTAAATCGTTTCTTATTGACTGGGTTTAAGGATTGTTTGATTTGGTATTCATTTATTCCTGTTATTCTTTTAGCGTAGGATATGGATTTAAATATGGTTTCTTCTTTGTTGTCTAGATAAATCATTCTCACTGGTTGGCTGTTAAATTGTCCATTCATCTAAATAATCGTTTTATTTCGTAGTATAAATCAAAAGTTCCCAATATCATTATGGCAAGTATAAAGCCTATAAATATCCTTGTGAACTCAATTGTCAGTTTAAAAAGTTCTTTCATAGGTTATAGTTTTTCTATTTCTTGTTTAACATCTTCCCAATATTCTATACTAATTTGATTAAATGCTTTTTTATCTTTTATAATCTCATCTACTGCTATTAATGCACATTGAATAGTCTTAAATTTACTTCTATCATCAACATACTCATCATAACGCTGAATATGAACGACTAATTTATTATAAATCTTTTGTGCTCTTTGTTGTGGTGTCATAGGTTATTTGTTTTGGTTATAGGTTTGGTTGTAGTAATCTTTAAATTTTACAAAGTCTTTTCCATTTACAAAATATTGATAAGCTGATTCAAATCCTTCTTCAAACATATCATTAAATTGCTCTTTTTCTTTTTCAAGTAGTTCTTTTGATTTTAATAGTATTGAACTTATTTCATATTCAAAATAACGAGATTCTAAATACTCAATTAATTCTTGCATTGCTGTTTTCATAGTTTATTTGTTTTGTTTTAATAAAGTAAAATTGATTTAATTTAATTAATTAATAGTAAGTATAAGTACTAAATTTAAAATATTTATAATTGGAATTATACTTCTAATTTGATTAAATATTTGTTTTTTAATTAATTGTTTTATAGTAATTAGAATTATATTTCTAATTTGCTTTTTTGATATTGTGTATAAAATTTTACCATCCACCTTTCTGATTCAGCTTTATATTTTTGTTTAGCTTTAAGTAATTGTTGTATAGTTCCTTTTAAATTTTTTACATATTCATCTTGCCTATTAAGTACTCCATTTTTACGCAGTGCTTTATTTTCATCTTCAAGTTCTGCTATTTGGCTTTCTAAAATACCAACTTTAAATCCATATTCTTTTAGTTGTCTATGCAAATCAGCAATTATTTCATCTTGGCTATATATTCTTTTTACCTGTAATAAAACCTCCCTATCTATATAAGTTTTCATAGCTGGTTGTTAAAGTGCATCATTAATGAATACTTTTTACATTGTTGTCTCATTGTTTCCTCATCAATTAACATATCTTGTGGTCGTTTTGAATCAGCTAAAAATACTGCCCTTACTTTGGCTTTAATATTTTCGCCTTGTTCCTTTGATATTTTAATTTGTTTTCGCTTCCATAGGTAGTCAAATACCTGATGATTTAAGAACTTCCAATTCTTTTGCTCGGATTTGTTCCAATAATCTTGCTCATCTTTAATAGCTTGTTCCTCATCTATTTGCATAGGTATTTGTTTTATTTGTTCTTGTGGTTGTATTTTACTTCTAACTTGTACTGCTATCTTTTTGTATTCAGTCATTACATCACCAAAGAATTTAGGATTAAATGAACCATAGTTCCTATCTACATCTAAACGACCTAAAACATAAAGTTCAAATGCTGCACCTAATTCCTTTAGTTTAAATATTCCATAATTCTTTATTACAAAATCAACTAGGAACTGAAATTCAGGGCTTGTGGGTGGAACTGCACCGCTTAATTGAATACAGGTTTTTAAGTGTTCAGCTACTTCAATACTGGAACATTTTGATATGTGCATTGTTTGTAAGGCATCATAAATTTTAATCTCGCTTTGGTTCAATGTATTTAAGACTGGCAAGTTGTGTGAAGTTACGCTCACTGACATTGGGTTTATAACTTGTGGTAGCATTTCGGATAATGATTTCATCGTTAAAAGATTTATTGTTTAAATATGTGGTTGGGTCTTTACGGAATGTTTTATCAGGTGTTGAATTAACATACTCTTGTACTATTTTTAAAGCTAATTGCTTTTCATCATTTGTCAAAATATTCCATTTAGTAATGGCTTTTTCTTTACTAACTTTTTTATCGTAATCATTCCACCATTGTTCAAATTGCCAATCGTGTATTTTAGCTTTAGTTTTATTTATAGTTTTATTTTCATTTATAGTTTCAGTTTCAGTTTCCATATGCAATGCATATGCTTTGCTAGTGCTATCATTTTTAGGTGATTTAGCGTTATTTCTCCTTGATTCACTAAACTTTTGCCTTCTAACTGCTTCATTATACATTCTTTCATTAATAAATGCACCATCTTCAATTTTAAATTTATCCCATATGTCAACATCATATGCAGAGCATATGCTTAACATATCCTTCTCACTTAATTTGCCTTTTTGATGTTGTAAGCATAATAAACGAATGTATTTACCAACCTGTTCATTAGTCATTGTAAATGTGCCACTCAAGAAATCACTTGTGTAAAATAGCACCGCTGGGTCTTTAGCCATAAAATAAAAAAGGCTCTAGGCATTCCCCCGAGTAGGATTCAGGGTTCAGCTTCGAGCCAATAAGTTTAAATACGGATATCCTACATCCTTTTACAAAAATACTAAACATTAACCATATCTTCAAAACTTTGTATGGCTTTAAAAATCTCATAAGCAACCTGTGGCACTACTGCGTTTCCGTAGGCTTTGATTGATTCATTTCGCCATTTAGGAAAGGTAATACTGTCCAATTTATAGGGAAACCCATCATTTCCTCTACAAATGATACTTTCAGTTTTCTCGTTGATTGTCCAACTTTTGTCAAATCTGCTGCCATTTGTCTCAAACTTTTTTGAAGCACTACTCCTTTTAGTAAATGTTTTTGTTTCCTTTTTTGATATGTTTCTATTTTTACTCCCGTATTCCAATCTTGAGCATTTGGAGTTGGCAATAAACCAAATTCTTTGTCTTTGATGTCTAGCTCCGACACCTGCAGCTGGAATAAGAAACGTTTGGACTTCATAGCCTTGCCTTTCCAAGTCATCGCACACTTCGTTGAATACCATTCCCCCATTCCAACTAACAAGTCCACGAACATTTTCGCCAATAACCCATTTGGGTTTGACCTCTTTAATGCATCGTAACATATGTGGAAAGAGATGTCTTTCATCGGCTTTCCCAAGTCGCTTTCCTGCACTTGAGTATGGTTGACAAGGGAATCCTCCTGATAGTACATCAATTGTTCCTTCGTGAATAGTGAAGTTTGTTTTTGTGATGTCATTGTAAGATTTTGAATTTGGGAAATGGTGGGCTAAAACTTTTTGACCAAATGGATTCCATTCGCAATGGAATATATTATCCCATCCCATCCACTCGGCTGCAAGGTCAAACCCACCTATTCCACTAAATAATGATGCGTGTGTCATTTAACCGAATATTGGGCAATCTGCTTATTGTTCTCCAGCTTGATTGTTCTAGTTACAATATTCATTCCATCGTTCCTTAAATCAGCTATTCTTGCTGCTAATCTAAAGCATCCGAATTTGTTTAAGGCATCAATTGGGGTTAGCTTTTTACCTTTATTTAAGTAGTCTGCGATTTGTTTGTTTTGGCTCATAGTTATTAGTTTTAATTGTTTTTTCTAATTCTTTGATTCTAATTTCAAGTTTTTCTATTTCATTGTAATTTGATTTGTTTATTGATTTAACAATACACTTTTCAATCATATCAGTTAATTCATAGATTGTAATTTGAGTAATGGTTACTGCTTGCATAAGTTAAATTTAAAATGGTAATGAATCTTCTGCTTCCTGTTGGTTTTGGGCAAACTCTTTTTTTGCTTCCCAAACATACTCTTTCCCATTTCCGCAATATTCCTTTTTAGCTTTCTCTGCCCTTTGTTCGGATGTTTGTCCGTTATAAACTGTATGGTCATTACCATATTTATCAACATCCTTTTTTTTCTCTACAACAATAGTTGCGTAGTGATTTCCGTTTTTGTGTGCAGTAAATTTGATGTCCTCTTTTTTGATGTTTAATACAATCATTGTTTTTAATTTAAGTGTTTATTAATTTGTTCTTCTTCTATTTGGTTTTGGGTTTGCCTGTCAGCTTCCAATTCATCTTCATCTAAATCTTCCCAATCGCAATGCTCGTGGCAATCAGGACATAGGTCGTAGGATATTTCGCTTTCATATCCGCAGCAAGTGTTAATTAGCATATTCTTCATAGTTTTCGCTAAAATCACTCATTCGCATAAATGGTTTTGGCTGGTTTAATAATGGAGTTAACATTTCAGGATAATGTTTTGCCTTGTATTCCTTTAGTTTTGCTCTTGCTTTTCTAATCTCGGTTAAATATTCATTTTTCCAAAATCTATGACAGGATTCAAACTTCCACTCATAATAAGAAACATTATCCCTTAATTTTTCAAGTTTAGTATCTATCATAATGTTGATTTTTTAGCAGTAAATAATTCAGTTACATCCTTTGAAAGTGGTGCATTTAGATTGTAAAGTTGCTTTAATTCATCCACACTTTCGCAAAATTCAATAGCTATTTTAATATCTGCCTCCTCTTTGTGTTTTTTAATATAAGGTGGAAGTACTTCTTTTGCAAAGTCCATTTCTTCAGCAGGTGTAGCTTCAAATCCTGCTGCTTTCATTAGCCATCCTAAAAGCAACCTGTAAGCCTTTCCTTCTGCTCTAGTTTGTGCCATTGATAAAATTGCATACTCATCAAAAGAACGCTTTGACCTTTCTTTATTTGAGCATAAAGCGTGTCCAACTGATACAGGCAATCCTGTTACAATGTTTCTTACTTCGCAAACTGCCAAGTATTTAATTTCGGTTTCAGTTGATACATTTTCAACCTTTGTAATAATTGGGATAAGACCTATTGCTGCTCCAGCATAGCCCCAACCTTCAACATTTACAAATTGTTTTCCTTGAATGTTTGAACTCAATCCTTTTTCCTTAATTAGTAAGGCAAGTTCGTTAGATAAGTTTAAAAGTGAATCTTTGTTAATAAGTTGATAACTTGGATTCGTTTGTAATTCGTTCATAGACTTGTGTTTTGGTTTAATAATATTTGAAGTTAAAACTATTTTGTGAATAAAAAAAATTTATATTATTCTTTTTATTTCGTTTAGTTCATCCTTTAAATCAGTGTCATAATGTAGGCTTAAGGTATTTTGTATGGTTTGTAAGGAATGTAATACAGTTGTATGGTCTCTGCCAACAATATCGCCTATTGTTTTAAGTTTTAAGCTGGTATTATTCCTTATTAAATACATAGATATAAATCTAGCTTTAACAAATTCCCTTTTCCTACTTCTACCTTTAATATCCTTAATTTGAATTTTATAATATTCGGATACTTTTTCAATTATTGTTTCTGCGTGTTTCAGCATCTCTTTGGTTGTTTTCACATTGTCCTTTTGACTTGGCATTGTCCAATAATTCATTTAATTCAATTTTAAGTTTGGTAATTTGTTTTCTTAACATCTCGTTCTCTAATTCCAAGATGTATATTTCTCGCATCATATTGCTTTTAGTATTGTCTACATAACTCATTGTATTCTATTTACAGGTAAAATAAAATTTTCGGTTATGTCATAGAGTTCAACAACTAACCAATAATAAGACTTTAGGATTCTCTTTTGAATGTCGTTAAGTTCAGCTAATCTTATTAGGTAATTGTTTTCGTGGGTAAATAACCTAATGTTGTCATAGTTACCAGCTGCTCTCCATTCTGCTAAAAGTCCTTCCTGTCTTGATTGTTCGGATTGTGCCTTCTTTAATAATTCAAGTAAACAGGTTGCTCTTTGGTGTAGTTTTAATTGTCTGCCTTGATAGTCTAGTTTCATAGTTTATAGTTTTTCGTAGTATTTTTGAACAATAATTGATACTAATTTACTTGGTGCTAAATACATTTTCTTTGCTTCGGCATCCACTTTCTTTTTAATGGTTTCAGGTAATCTAATGCAGACCACCTCTTTTTTTTCTACTTTCATTGTTTGGGTTTTTATTGCTTTTTTATATTGTTTTTCAAATTCTTTAAAATCATTCATTCCATAATCCATCATATATTTATTCCACCATTTTGGTCTATACATCATAATTAAATGTTTTGTAAATAAGCACACATAATGAAAGCAAAGATTAAAATAACGATTGCTTGAAAGTTGCGGTTTTGTTGTTCGGACATAGTTTATAATTTAATGATTGATAAAATGATTTGATTGTTTGCAAGGTCAATGGTTCGGAATTTCACAAGGAAAAACTTTGAGCCATCAATTTCGTAGTCAAGGAATAAATTGTCTCCAGCTACTGCAATAAATTGTGCATTGTAGGGATAAAAATTGTTTTCATAGATTAATACTGTTTTCATAGATATTTGGTTTTTATATTGGTTTAATTTTATAGCCTAATTCAAGATATTTTTCCATTTTAAACTTATACAATTCTAAAGTATAAAATTCAATTGGAATTAAAATAGTAACCCAATTGTCCGTAGTTCCCTCTTTGTAAACTTGAAATAATTTTTTCATAAATAATGGTTTTTTCTTTGTTTGATAAATCAAAGATACATAAAGATTACAATACTAACCAAAAATTATTTAAATTATTTTAGTTAATTTTATGTTAAAGTATTTTATAGGTCATAAATGAGCCGATTATCGCTCAAATACGGCTCAAAGTTGCCTTATTGGGTAACTTTTGTGATTGATAAAGTTTGCTATTAGAGAACTTATTTCCGAATTAGTGTTATATATTTATCTAATTATGTAACATAGTTGGGATTAATTCGGTAGTAATACTACCCTAATAGCAAAAAATGTAAACTCTGCAAGTTTTGATAGTAACATATAAATATTGTTATGTTACTTTTAAAGGGTAAAGTATATTAATCTAAAAATATCTTTAAGGTTCGCTTACCATCCTGATAGCACAGTTCTATTGAATTAAAATCCCCCAACTCTTTGTATAGGGTTAATATCCTTCCTGTTGGCTTATCGTTTTTAGCGTGGTTAATTATCTCCAGCCTTGTTATTTCTATTTCCTTTGGTTCAGGTATTGTATTGTCCATATTATTATGTTTATTACAAAATTATTACTTTACTCAATGGAATGAGTTATTTTACTCAATGAGCCGTAAATGTCGCATTATCGCCTCATTAGTTCCATTAATTACAACTTATGATGGAAACTTCGGACATAAAAAGGGGGACAAGTAGAAACAAGTCCCCGAACCATTAGTATAAATCTATGAATCACAAATATACATAAAAAACCCCTAGCTTTTTACACTAGGGGACCAAACTATGAATCACAAACCAAACAACCTAAATTGAACCATCCTGTAACGGCTCATCGTTACTATCATCAACTCTACGATAACCTTCTTTCCAAAGGACTTTGGTCAAAGTTATTGATTTTTTAATGATAGCTAATTCACTATCGTTTGGGTTTAATAAGTGAAGCACTTCGTGAATCAAAATTTCGCAATGTTTCTTACCTCTCAATCTTGGGTCTAGGTATATATTGCCATCACTTTCAGCAATGCCGTGTGCCTGTTCCCTGCCCAATTTCTTGTATATGATTTTAATTCTCACGATTTCAATATTGCTTCATCAGGTCTATCAACTTCGGTTACTTTAATCCTTTGCCCACCTCGTATTTTAGCCAACATTCTTGTAACGGAATCAACTTCGCTTAACATCTCCTGATACTTTTTAACTAACCAGCTTTCTTGTTCGGATAGGGATAAACGATTCCAATTTTTAGGCATTTTCATTAAAATACTTTGTTTTTGATTATTCTATGATTACGAACACGATATTCTCCGCTAGTTTCCTTTTCAAGAACTGCGAAACCCTGATTATAAGAATCTACGTGTTTGCAGTATTCAACATTAGGGTGCATTAAATGACCCGTCGTGTATGTTGTAAATATTTCCCCATCAAACTGATTCTTGGTCGTAAATTCGCTTGTACGATGGCAATGCGAAGCAATGGCTGATTGCTTAACCCTATCAAATAAAGTTTTAGCTGGGCTTACCCCTGAACCCCTCTTAAATGTAGTGTCTCCGTGTATAATTGGTAAATGACCAAACTTAATATGGTCTATATCTTTAATTGCTTTAATTCCGAACGCATTAAGCCTAAAAATATCCTCTATTTCAAACAAATCTATTCCTAATAATTCAGGTGCTTTTGTCCGCATATATCTTTGGTATCTCGCTTCGTGATTTGCATCAAGGTTGTAGTAAATAACAATATCAGGAAATACTTTTCTAATGTAACCCAGCATCTCAAGAATAGACTCGTATTCCTCATCAAACTTTCTCATTCTTGGGTCTTTTTGGAAATCACTCAATTGATAAAAATCACACACGTCGCCATTCATAAATAAAGTATCTATACCCTCTTTTGTAAGGTATTCAAAACAAATATCTATTGCTTTTGGGTCGTGAAATGGAACTTGTAAATCACTAATAAAGCCCATTTTTTTGATTCCAATTGGTAGTGTAAATACTACCTTTTCCTCTACCCAAGATGGCGGTTGCACAAAGTTTTGACAAGTCCTTTTAAATTCATCGTGGAACTCTTTATTGCTTGATTTTACATTTCCTAGTTTACCCCTGTAATATCTTACAAGGCTTCGGATTTGTTCTTTATCGTCAAAGTGATTTGAGTTTTCCTTGTATATTAAACTTGCAAGGGTATGCGATGGCATCCACGCTGGATACTTTGATAAGTAGTCATTAATAATTTGACCACTCATAGTTTGTTTGCTTCCAGCCATATTGTTTGGTTTTGTTTATTGATTTTTATTTGCCCAATATATCTTTAACGCTTCACTTAACTTTTTTTTAGTTTCATCACTTAATGGATAATGCTTTTTTAATTTATTCGCATTACCTATTTTTATTTTTGTTTCTTCGGATAATGGCTTTCTTTTTTTACCCTTATTGGCTAAAGATAATTTTCTTCTTGTTTCATCGCTTTTAATTATTCCAAATGTTTTTATTCCTTTGTGTGAATTACTTAATTTTAATTTAATTTCTTCACTTCTTTTTTTGCCAATATTTTTTAATCTTATTTTTTCTATTATTTCTTTTGGTCTTTTTTTACCTTTTAATGCAATGCTTAATTTTTCACGGGTTTCGTTACTAACTATATTACCAACTTTACCATCCCCACCTGATGTTAAATTAACTAAAATGCCTGTTTTTAAATCTTTTCTACCATACAATAAAATAAATTCTTTTTCTTTTTCACAAGCATCATTCCAAGTTAAATTATCAATCATAATTTCAACTTCATAATTTGTTTTATTTATAACTGAATTCCATAATTTATTATTTCTAAATTTCCAATTTGCTCTTTTATAAGTTTCATCACTCCCAATACCAATATAAAATGGTTCGTTTTTGTCAAGCCTAATATGTCGGTATAAATATGCCATTAACAAATAGATTCTCTTATTAAATCCGCTTCTGCCTCTCTCCTTGTAACTAACCCGTCCAAATTTTTATGCTCCCAAAGTCTTTTACTCTTTTCAATCTGCTCTGCAATGCCTTCATAATCCTGTGTAGCTATTAGGTCAACTATTGCTCTCATTTCTACCCTTGAATCACCTTCTAATCTATTACCCCTGTTATAAATCATTGAAACCAAAGCACCTTTAGTGTCATCGTTTAATAAATCCATATTAGGATAAATCTTTTTAGTCATTGCGTAGTATCTAGGTAATGAACTTTTAACGAAAACTTCGTATGCCGTATTGTATGGAATTCTAACATTTAATATTTCACCTTTAAGCATTCCTTTAACTTTCTCGCCTTTTAATCCGCATAATGGTTTTAATGCGTTTACAAAGTTTAGATTTAAACTACCTGACCAATCTAATAAAAACTGCTTTTCGGTGTTGTAGCCCATATCATAGCCAATTCCCAAAGTCGCACCGCTTTCACCACCTGCCCAATAAACTTTATTGTAGCGTTTTTCGTAAATTTGGCGACCTCCGATTTCGTGCTGGATAATAAGTTCTATGGATTTTTTTGATATCATTTTGTGAATTTGTCAATTGTTGCAAAACCCATACAAGCACAAACCAAATAAAACACCAATTCCCCTAATTTAAAATCTTTAGTATATATGTAAGTTCCAAACAGGATGAATGCACCAATAGTCGCTATTATCCTTTTATGGCTAATACTTCCCCTTTCATCTCCTAAAGTGTTTAATATAAATTCCTTTATGCTCATAATGTTATTTTCTTGTAAATTCCCACCGAATATTGGTTTGTTGTAGCACCTAGCGTAAATAAGCCGTTTTTAGGCATCTTAAAAGCTAATCCGAAGCCGAACCCTACTTTCTTGTCAAACTCCCTATAATCGCCTAAAACACCCCAATAAACGGCAAATTTAGGTGGCAGTATCTTGGTAGTTTCTATTCTTATCTCTTTTTGTACGAAATGACCGCCATATCCCCTTCCAAGTATCTTGTTTTGGCTAATCGTGTCGCTTACATAAACATATTGAGCAGAATCTAGCTTTAAGGTATCATAATACGCATAAATGCGGTTATAATCGGATATTTTGATAGTGTCGTGAACCTCATCAATTTTTACGATTGTGTCTAAAACTACAAAAGGGATGCTTTGACCCCTCTTATATTTTACTATGTTTTTAACCTCTACAATAGTATCGTACTTCGTTATTACTATCGGCTTTGTTTCTTTCTTTGGCTCAAGAACCAACACTAAAACCGCTATTATTAATATGGCAGTTATAATGTCTCTCATCGGTCTTGTTTGTTTTGTAAAGCTATTGCAAGTTTATTTATTTGGTCAGAAATGTTATCTAGTTTTTTGCTTAAATTGTCATCTTGTTTTTCCACCATACTAACACGAATTTCTAATTCTTTTAGCTTAAGTGAAATCTTAACATAAATCCCAATTAATCCAATAACAATAACTATTGCTTGACCAATAATAAATAAAGTTGTGTTCATTACAATTCTTCTTCTTCTTCTTTAATAAATGCGATACCTGTTGTCCAATCCTCTAGGAATGTAAAATGCTCTAATCCTTGAGTGTTGATAACTTCAATCTTTTTAAACTCAAACTCCTTCTCCCCTAGTTCTTTGATTTGGTCTTGTAGTTTCTTTAGTCCTTCTTTGTTAAATTTATAATCTCCTTTTTCAGTAAGTATTAACACACCATCTTTATCGGTAGCTGCGTTATCTAGTCTTAACTCTTGTGCTTTAGTTGCGTATTCCTCTTGATAAGGTTTTAGCTTTTCGGCAAACTTTACTAATTTTTTAATAACCTTTTCTTCAGGGTTTCCTTGAATGTTGTTGATTTGGTAAATTACCTCGTTGATTTTTTTGTACTTCATAATGTTTGATTTTTTTACAAATATAGTTAATTGTTATAGGTTTTCTATCTCTTGTTTTACTTGCACATAATATTGCCTTGCTTCTAATGTTGTGTATGGAGAATCACTTAATTTTTTATATCCTAATGATTCTAATATCTCCTCTACTGCTATTAATGCACATTCTTTAGCTGATTCGTGTTCCAACATACCATATAAATAAGTATCTCCAGATGGATTTAAAAACTTATTATATAATTCTATTGCTTTTTCTTTTGGTGTCATAATATTGGTTTTGCCAAAATTAGTACTATTCGGTTACTTCAGCAACTACTTCAGGCACAGGCGGAACATAATCCCCTATGATTGTAAGGTTTAAACTTGTAGCTACGAACTCCCACGCATATTGGTCGTTTACTCCCCATTTAGCATATTCTTCACCTGTCATATTTAAATAACCTTGTGCAAGTGTTTGCTTATTGTCATCTAAAAGATTATAAGTAAAGTTTGCACTTTGACCTAGATTTACATTTGAAGCCCAAGTGTTTAAGTAAATTGCTTCTACTACTTGACCATTTTGCCACATTTGAATTGCTTGAATTACTTTCATTTTATTTTATATTTATTAATTTTTATTTATTATTTAAAATCCACCACTCCAAGTATTTGCATCACAAAAATTTATATATCTGCAATTATAAGTCAATGTAACACCGCTATTATTTATAATTTGAATACTTGTACCTACTAATGAAATAACACTTAATCCGCTATCATTTTGTGTTGATATTGTTGAATATGTATTTGCACCATTTGTATGTATTTGTGATACTATTATAACCGAATTAAATGTACCTGTTGTTCCTGCACTACTACAAACAACATACCCCGCAGATAAGTTACCACCAAAAGAATTTAAATTAATACTTTTTGTAACTCCATTTGCAATCGTTCCACTATCACCATTTTTACCAACAGTTTGATTTGCTATAATTGCACTTGTAAAAGTAGCCGCTCCCGTTGATGCTATTGTAAGTCTTGTAGCACCATTAGTATCCATTGTAATAACCTCAACTGAACCATCTATTTTTACATTTGAACTTGAAGTACCTCCACATAATTGCAATGTATTACTACTCATTCCTCTAAATAAAGTAGAACCATACATTCTTATTTCTCCATTGACTTGTAGTTTGCCAGCATTATCAGTACTAGTTCCTATTAGTACATTGCCACCGCTTGCAACTTTAAAAGCAGTTCCAAAACTACCTGTAATTGCATATACACCTGCTATATTTAAAGTAGTTATTCCAGTTTCAGAATAAAATCCACATTCATAAACATTATTAATTTTGAATATAGTTCCTGAACCATATCCTGTTGCTGCATTTATATTTAATGCAGTATAATTTGTAGCAAATGTAGTTACTGTACTTGTTCCGATACCGATATTGCCTGTTGAGGTAATCCTCATTTTTTCAGTACTTTGACTTACAAGAGCATTAGCCGTTTCAAATGATAAATACCCTGCTTGATTACCACTTGTTGCATTTTCTTTCCTTCCCGCTATTCTACCAAAAGCACTTGAACTTCCTGTGCTTGTAGTCCAACCTCCTAAACTTAATACTGCTCCTTTATCAATTCCTTGCGTTACGCTAGTACCTATAAAAACATTGCCCGTTACTCCATTTGCAGTATTGTTACCATAATTATTAAAATCTAATACACTTAAAACTGTTGTGCTTAATGCTTGTAAATATACATAACCAATTGAGCCTAATGTAGCATTTGAATCCGCATAAAGCCAACCCGAAGTTTGCTCTCCATCTATATCGGTGTTTAAGTTTAACCTTGCTTCACTAGAACCATAAATTGTTGTTGTACCTCCGTTTACTCTTAAAGCACCCTCAAATCTTCCTGTTCCATTAACATCTAATTGATAACTAGGAGCAACTCTATTAATCCCAACCCTTCCCGAACTATCTGCATAAAATACCTCAAACGCAGTTCCCGCACTATTAAATGTTTTAATTCCAAAATCAGTTTGGTAATTTGCACCATATCCCTTTGCCTCTAAATAAACAGGTGTACTTCCGCCACTTGTTATAATTAATTGTCTTGGTGTACCTACTCCTGTGTCTCCCCTGAATATAGCGTTACCTGCCACATTCATTGCCGTTCCACTTGATAGGTTAATATTTAAAGCACCTGTTAAAGTACCTCCTGTTAATGGAAGATAAGTTGATGCTGCTGCACTTGTTGTTAAATAAGTTGAACTATCCACCGAACCATCTGCCTTTAAGAATTGACTTGATGTACCACTTGTTTTTACAAATGATGTTGCAGTAACCGATGATGTAAATGTGGCTACCCCTGTGTTTAATATTTTAAAGACAGGACTTGCATAAGTTGTACCGCCATTAGTTGTTGATGCTGCTAATTCAAAAGCATTTCCTGTACTATTATCTTTGCTTATCTGCCAATTTGGAGAAGTACCTAAAGTTCCACCTCTTAATTCTATTGCATTATAATTTGATACTGCACCTCCATTTGAAAATATTGCGGATAAACTTGAAGCATTTGAAAATGTAGCCGTGCTTCCTGTTGTTATACTATAAACACCTAAAT